AAACACCAGGTCGGCGGCGTCTCCGGTCATCAACCGCCGGACGTCGGCAACGACAGTCGCATCTCCCACTAAAAGTTTGTGGGTGCCCAGTATCCAAAGGTCCCCCGTCGCCGAAACGGGCGTCTCCGGGGCTTCGGGAACCGCATCCTCGTCCGTCAGTCCGGCATTGGTCTCCTCTGGATCGCGGAGTAGCGTTTCCAACTCCGCGTCCGTGAACCCCACTACTTCGAGATCGAAGCCGTCTTCTTGAAGTGAAGCCAGTTCGACCCGCAACATTTCTTCGTCCCAGCCAGCATCCAAGGCGAGCCTGTTATCCGCCAGGACCAGCGCGCGCCGTTGGGCGTCGGTCAGTTGATCGAGAACAATGACCGGGACCTCGGTCATGCGCAGCTTCCGGGCTGCCGCCAATCTGGCGTGGCCCGCGATGATCGTTCCGTCCGCTGCTACCAGAATCGGGTTCGTCCACCCAAACTCCCGGATTGACGCCGCGACCTGTGCTATCTGCTCGTCGGTGTGGGTGCGCGCGTTGCGGATATAGGGCAACAGCCTGTCGATTGGCCAGATCTGCACACGTAAGCGGGATAGATCGATTGCCATCAGGAAGCCTTCCGCCGTTCCTCGGTCACGCCGCGATCCTTCGCGACCTCCCGCATGGACTGCCCGGTGGCGGCCAGCACCGGCACAACGCCCGCAAGTGCCTCCATCCGCCGCAGAATCACATCGCAGTATGCTGGCGAGATCTCACAACCGTACCCGGTGCGCCCGAGCACATGCGCCGCGGCCATCGTACTTCCGCTGCCCATGAACGGGTCGTAGATGGAATCTCCAGGATCGGAAAACGCCTTCACGAAAAACTCGACAAGCGCGCGCGGGAATGGAGCGGAGTGCGATCCCTGGCTGCCCTCCGCCTTGGCCTCGATCACATTGCTGGGCCACGCGATGCCCGCGATCTTGTCGGCACCGCATCCCAGGAGGCCGGAGCCACTCGGCGCGGATGGGTTGTCAGGCGAGTACACCACCACGTCGTCGGACCGGTGGCCGGCAGCCTTGGGCCGAAACTTGATTTCCTTATTGCGACAGAAATGAAACACCGGCTCCCATGCGTTCTTCAGGCGGTTGGGCCATTTGCCCGGCACACCGTTCGCGGTGTTTCGCCAACAAAATTCGTCTACGAAGCGCCACCCCCACTGCCGCCGGTGCGCGATGACGAGGTCCTTCACGTACAGGCTGCGCTCGCCCTCCTCTGAGTGCTCCTTGATGTTCAGGAAGTAGGAACCATCGTCCGCGAGGATGGCGGCGATGTTGTCTGCCACGCTGCGGTACCAGTCGGCATACTCATCCGCCGGGATGGGCCGGAAGCCGCTTGAAGAGTCGTACTCGCGCTGCGCAGCATACGGTGGCGAGGTGATGCACACGGCTGCACGCGCATCGGACGGGAATAATATTCCCAGGCTATTCCGGTCGCGGCAGTCGCCGCACAGCAGGCGATGCCTTCCGATCAGCCACAGGTCGCCGGGCCGGGTAACCGGCTGGAGCGGGGCCTCTGGAATGTCCTCTGTAACGTTGGAGTCCTGCTCGGGCTCTTCGGGCGCCGCCAGCAGCGCGTCGAGCTCGTCGCTGGAGAAACCGGCCAGGTCAAGATCGAAGCCCTCCGTCTGGAGCTGCCGCACCTCCTCGGCCAGCCGCGCATCGTCCCAGCCGGCATTCATGGCGATTTTGTTGTCGGCCAGGATGTATGCCCGACGCTGGATCTCGTTGAGGTGGTCCAGCACGACCACCGGTATCTCAACCAGGCCCAGCTTCAGAGCGGCAAGGAGACGTCCGTGGCCAGCAATGATGCCTGAGTTGCTGTCCACCAGGATCGGATTGACGAATCCAAACTCCACGATGGACGCCGCGATCTGGGCCACCTGCTCGGGGGAATGAGTTCTGGCGTTTCGCTGGTAGGGCCGGAGGCGGTCGACGTTCCAGATTTCGATACGCCGCGCCATAGCTGGCGTGATGGTCGTGGCTGTCATGGTCTTCACATCGTTAGCAATATCTGCTCTGGGCGATCTCACGAACCCGTTAACGCGCCGCGCTCGCGTGCATAGCCCAGCAATTATCGAAACCAGCGCGGCCGCGAGGGAATCCACCGAGGCCGCGATTGATGCCGGTCGCGGTCGTGATACCACGGATCGTTTGGATGGTGACCCCACCCGGCACCGCGCCATTGTGTCGCGCCTTGTGCTGCCACCGGTTGCTCGCGTTGCTTCACGCCGGCCGCAGCGGCCACGCGACGCAGGGATGTCCGCGCCGGTGCTGCCGCCTGCGGCGTCGTCGCCTTGGGGCCGCACACCGGACAGCAGCGCGGGCAAAACATCCCACGCACAAACACCGGCTGGTGCATCTTCTCCGCGCGCCCACCGCAGTTCGAGCAGGCGGCGTCCACGATTCCGGACTGAACGCAGTGAGCCATATCAGACCGTAAACCAATCCCTCCGGGCTACCCGCTGGCGGCAGCGACCGATGCACTTCTGCCGCTCGACTTCTTAGCCGCCAGTCCTGGACGGCAGCATCGCCTCGATCTGATCGGCTTGCTTGTTCAATCGGAACCGACCGGCGATCAGCGATTGCAAAGCGGCGTAAGCGTAACATCGCGCGTCCAACGCCTCGTTGCGCGTGCCCGGCTTCTTAATCCACTCGCGATGCGCGAAGCCCTTGCTGTACCGCACACGGCACGTCTCGGCGGTAAGCTGCTCAAAGTAACCTGCATCGTACTGATCGCTGATCGGAAAGTGACAGAATCCGGGTCCAGGCTCGCTGATTTTAAGCCTCGCGTACAGTGCTTCCTTAGCGGCGTCCACACCGATTACCCACAGCGGGCGATTATCTTTCGCCTTGCTGTGCATTCGCGGCCAGATCGGTCGCTGGCCGGCCGCGCCCTTGATTGGATACATCCTGGGCGCTGCACTCCGGCGCTGCCTCTCGTTGCAAAACCCTTGCACGATCGGCTGGTGGAAACCCGAGTCTACGCATGCCACGGCAATCTCGAACTCCCGCCCGCACGGATGATCGAACCGCAACGACAGCACCTGATCGAAGGCGTCCCACAGATCGCGTTGCGCCGGATCGCCGGGCAACACAATGTAAGCCAGCGACCACGACTCCTCGTCGCGGCCCCATCCCACGATCTCCAACTCGATGCGGTCGGCCTGGAGGTCCGCGCCCAAAGTAATCAGCACCACGCCCGCCGGCAGTTTGAGGTCCGGGCGGTATGCTTGCCGTCGGCCTAGCAACTCGCCCGCGTCTGTCCGGGTGGCGCCGGCCTGCTGGAACGTCTCGGCCAGGACCGTGTTCGTGAACGTCTGCATCCGCTCTGGCGACTTCCGGGCGCGGAGGAAGTCCTTCGCCAGTTGCCCCCACGTCGTCCACGGCGAGTACAGCCCATTCAACCAGAAGCCCGCCGTCTCACCGTCGCTGGGCGCTTCCCCTCGCCACTGGCCGCGCTCAAGCATCTCCGGCTTGTGGTGGTCCGCGATCCGCTCGTGGCAGCGCTCACATTCGTACCACGCTTCGGCGGGCTTCCGGTCCGGCCACTTCACCTGCGCCCAACGCAGAGTCTGGAACGTGCCGCAATTGGGGCATGGCACGTAGTATTTGCGCTGGTCGGATTCGAGATACGCTGCCTCGATCCGGCTCACCTCCGCAATCGTCGGCGTCGAAATCATCGCGATCTGCCGGTTGGCGAACGTCGCCGTGCGGCGAATCGCCAGGTCCACCGGGTCGCCCTCCTCGGTGCCCGCCGCGCCGGTCGATGCCGATGGCGGGTAGCCATCGACCTCGTCCATGAGCAGATACCGCGCTGGCATTGACCGCAGGCCCACCGAACTGTTGGCGCCGGTCGCCACCAGCACGCCGCCCGGAAACTCCTTCGCAAGAATCGTATTCCCGGAATCGCGCTCGCGTGGATCGGAGACGCGATCCGCCAGCACCGAGGTGTTCTCGATCATCGACGCGATCCTCTGCCGCGAGAAGCGCTTGGCGAGCTCGACCGTTGGCTCCACCAGCATCGCCGGCCCGGGCGCGTGGTGGATGATATAGCCCAGCATGTTGAGCAGCAGTTCGGAACCGCCGATCTGCGCCGGCTTCATGAACACCACCCGCGAGAAGGGCGACGACGGGCTGAGGCAGTCCATAAGCTCACGCAGGAAGGGCGTGCGGGACGTCCGCCACCGGCCCGGCTCGCCCGCCGACACGCGCGACAGCACGCGATACTGATCGGCCCACTGGCTGATGGTGAGATCGGGATCGGGGCGTCCGGCAGCCGAGATCGCGGCCAGAAGGGAATGCACATCGGCTGTCGGCGCTTCAAAGGGTGAGGACTGCATCAGCCGCCGCCTCCAGCTCGCGCGAGATCTCGGTCTTCAATGCCAGGTGGACTTTCTTCGGATCGGATTCGGCCGCGACGACCGTCGAGACGCGGTCCGGTATCCCCAGCATGCCATCGCGGAACGCGCGAAACGCATTCGCAGTGGTCTTGCGGTAAACCTCGGCCTCGATCAGTTTCCCCTGCTTGGTCTCAAACTCCAACCGGCGCAGCTTCGCGCGAAAAACCATCTCGATGGTCCGCGCCTGGCCAAACGTGGCACCGCCCTGGCCCGTGCCATCCGTCGAACGCGCCGATGGGGAGACGCCCGCCGGCTGCTGCATCGGGGGCGGCGCATCTATATCGTCCACCGGCTTGTCGTCGAGAACCGTGTCCGTAGCCGCAACGTCGATTTTGCCGCCTCGCATTACGAGGACGCCGTTCTTCGCCAGTTTCGTAATATACGGCTTCGAGACGCCGCGGTGCTTGGCGTATTCCGACTTCGTCATCAGCCGTGGCGTGGTTTCGGTAGCCATTTTTCTACTGGTGAACTACACGGGCGGTTCCTAAGGGCTCGATCTCGCTTGGAATCAGATGGTTGGGTTGGGCCATCCGGAATCGGCGGTTAACCGAGTTAACCGAGAG